ATTGATATGCTTGCGATCAATAACCAGGTAGGTGGACAACATTATAAAGGCAATGGCATACAACCCATTGAGTATATTTACGCAAATGGTTTGTCATGGTCGATGGGTAATGTGTTGAAACTTATTACCAGAGATAAGGTTAATAAGGTTGAAGACTTACTTAAAGCCAAGCATTACATTGACCTTGAACTACAACTTGTACATGGTGTAGACGGAGAGGGTAATAAAATAGGCCCATATACCAAAGAGGTAAAGGTCTAGGAGTAAAGCAATGAACTTGTTTGATTTTGAAGACCCAGTTCTAAATGAAAGGAACAACAATACGCCTGTTTATATAAACAGATACATTGCGCGTTCTTTGATAGATATAGCTGGGTTGGAAAAAAAAGATCCTCAAGCATTAGCGGAGTATTTCCTACAAGTAGGAATAAACTCCGTTAAGCATTACAAGGATCAAGAAGTTAAATTTGATATTGAGAATCTTTAATTAAGATTTTTTAATATGTCTTTGATGTTTTTGATAGCATCATTGTTCTTCATGTGTTCATCGTTGATGGTTAGTTGAGCTTGGTCTAAAGGTTTAGAAAACACCACATTCCTGTGGGTTACAGAAACAAAAGCAAATACATCTATCTCATTATCTTTATATTTTCTGTGTGCAACTCTTTGACCTTTGCGCATATCAAACCGCCAGTTGCCTCTATGTTCTTCTATCTTAGATTGGGTTTTGACCTGGCATTTATACAGCTTTAGGTCGTGTTCAAAGATGATGTCTGCGGATGCGTTGTGTGGAACGATGGTTACTGTGTCAGAAACTTGAGAGAGTATTGCTGCTGTGAGATATTCACCAAAACGACCAACTCGTTCTGTTGCAAGGGGCATGGGTTATTGCGGTGGTGAAGATTCCTGTACTTGTTCTGTAACTAATGGAACTGCTGGCTGTACTGCTATTGCGCTTGCTGGAACATCTGGTAATTGTGGAATTGAATCTAAGAATCTTTTTACTAACTCTGCTTTTCTTTCTTTGCCAGCTTTACCAATATCTTTTAATAATCCTCTATTAAATGGTTGTGATAAAAATTGATTTAATAAACGCAAGAAACCAAAGCCTGCAAAAGCTCCAACCCCACCACCTGCGCTGATTCCTGTTGTACCAATTAACGCTGTTGGCCCTAATGATTGAGCAGATCTCAATAATCCTGATCTTAAAATAAATGTATTTACATCTGGTAAAGCTTCAGGAAATTGTTTTAAAACATCTAAAAACTCAAAAAGATTATCTGCATTAGTGTATCTATAATCTTTTAATAATTCTTGTGTGGCTGCATATCTTTTGCTTTTTAAATTATCAAAACCTAATTCATTGTAAAGCTTACCAAAATCTCTTTTTTCAGTTTTTAAATATTTAGTAAAAATATCATCAAGATAATTTCCAGCCAATTCATTAACCTGTCTCACACCAATAAGATTTTTTAATTCTTTAACTGCTTCTGGTGATTTTGCATCACCAAATGTTTTGTAATACAAATCTTCTACTCTTTGTGATGGCGGTCTTCCAACACCAGGTCTTAATGCGCCTCTTCCTAATGCTTTTTGGAACTCTTTACCTGTTTTTCCTTCAACAACTGACATATATTCTTTAAACAATCTATCTCCAGCCGCCATAAGTCTTCCCGCTCTATCGTTTGGATTTCTTAAGTCTTGTTTTAGTGTGTCTTGTAATGCTGTTACAGCCTTATAAGCATACTGATTTTTTGCCTCACCTTTAGCTGGATCATATTTTTTAGATAAATCTCTTAACTTATCGTCTAACGATTTTATGTCGTCAAAAGATAATTTTGGCTGAACTTGTTGTACGCCTCTTCTTGTCATAGCAAAATCTGATCTAAATACTCTTAGTTCTCCCAAAAGATCTAAAAGCTCTTGTGGTGCTTCTTCAAATCTTCTTCTTGGATAAACTCTGCTTGCGGTTTTTGCAAGATTAGACATATCAAAATATTTACCTTTTGCTTTATTAAGTTGCTCTGCTTGTCTATAAACAGATTTATATGTATTTCTCCAATCATTAAAAGACTTTAAACCAAATTCTTGTATCATTTTTGATCTTTCTGTTTCTGTCATTGGTTTTAATTTAGCTGCTGGAGATATTCTTTTACTTAAAGCTTTATCAACCTGCTCAAATGTTGTAGCCAATTGTTTTTGTCCTGGTGTACCAGCTAAAGGCATACGACTGGTTAAGTTATAAACACCACGAACAAAAGGAGATGTGCTTGCTTGACCTAAAGAAAGATCAATACCTTCTTTGGCTAATACTTCTGCTTGTTTTGAAGCCTCGTCAGTAATTCCAATTTGTTGTTCTAAAAAACTCCTTGTTCTTTCTGGGTCTGGAGATTTTTTAATAGCTTCTTTTTTAGCTGTTTTGAATCTGTCAACAACTTTAGATACTACTGGTTTTAATGCTTTACCAGCAATAGGAACTGCTGTTGTAAGGGCCGCATCTACTGCGCCTACTGTAACTGCATCTTTAACTCTTTCTCTTGCGCTAGGAGCTGGCATATTTGGAGCTAACAAATCACCAAGAAAGTCTGCTGCTAATGATCCGCTGCCTGCGCCTATCCCCGCGCCTGCGCCTGCTCCACCAATAATACCTGCTGGGCCTAATGGTATGCCAGCTACACCACCAGCTATTGCTCCTGCTGTGCCACCTAGAACTTCTAAAAAACCTTCTGCGATTTTAGGCAATCTACCTGGATAATCGTTTGCATCAATAATGCCAAGCTCTATGCCAATGTTTCTAGTTTTTGAATAATAATCTTTTGAATCAATCTTGCCTTCTTGCAAAAGTTTATAACCATCAGATTTAATTTCATTAAAAATCTGTCGTTTATTTTCGATATCTTCTAATTCTTTGTAAGTTTTAGCCATTATTATTTAGATATAAAGAACTATATTTTCCTTCAGAAACTATATTAACAGGCTCTAAGTTTTCTTCTGGCGCATCTTTTAAACCTTTAAGGGCAGAATCAAGTTTTTCTAATAAAACCTTACTTTTAAAAAGTTCTTCTCTATATTTTTCTTTATCTGACTCAGAGGTTAAGGGTGAAGTCATGCCACTTTCTAAATTTTTAATTCTTGATTTTGTTTGGGTAAAAATATTAGAGTATTTTTCAAAGGCATCTTTTTCTGAAGTAGCGCTTGATTCTGGTAAAACTTTTTTAATTTCTGTCAACAATAAATTACTTGGTCTGCCAGTATAATCATTTGCCAAAGTTGCTAAGATTTCTAAATTTAAATTATCTCTTGCTCTAACAGCTGCGCCAGTCTCGCCAGCAATGTCTCCACCCGCTAAAAATCTTGTTGCTTTATTTATTTGTTCTTGTATTGCATCTGCTGGGCCAAAAGCCTCTGATAAATTAGAATAAACATCTTTGACTTTTGTTTCTTCAGAGAAAGTTTTTACATCTGATTCAACATTTTTAATAATTTGTTGGTCGGTTTGTCCTACCGCTCTTTCTTTTCTTATTTCTAAAATATCTTTCAAATCCAATCCAGCGCCATAAAGAGCAACCTCTTCTTGACTTAATCCAAATTTTTCCAATCCCTGCATTATTGCTGCTTGATTTTTTTCTTGTTGTAATTGTAATTGTCTTTGTTGTTGTGCTTCTTGCAAAGCCAATCCTTGTTGCAATGGGTCTTGACCTCTAAAAGCACCTCCAAGCGCGTAAAGCATCATGGCAAGATTTTGACTTTTAGCATCTTTAGCTTCATTTGCTTTATTAACGCCGCTTACCAATTGTTGTTGATTTATTCTTGGCTGAAAGCTAGGCGCAATTGTTGTTGTTGGCTGTGAGCCAGGCAATTGTCTCATTAAATCTTGCATTGAAAATGCCATTATAAAACTCCTATCTTAAAAAGCCGCCAGGTAATAATCCTAGACTTGCAAATTGTAATCCAGCTCCCAAAACATCTCCTAAACCAGTTTTAGTGGTAGTGGTTGTAGATATTGGCGCTTGACCTGGTAAACCACTTTGTAATAAACCAAGCTGTTGCGGACCATAACCCAAAGCTCTTTGGAATTCTTGATAAGGCACTCCAAGTGCTTGTTGTTGTAATTGTTGTTGTTGTCTTCCAATCTGACCAAGCTGTCCAAGTCTTGCCATCTGCTCCGCGCCCACGCCCCCAAGCAATCCTGCTTGTTGCTGTCTTGCGCGTAGTTCTAATTCTGGGGCAAACATTGCCATTTGCTGTTGTCTTGCGATATCTGATTCAGCAGCTCTTTGAGCTTGCTCAAAACCAGCTTGTCTTAAACCAGCAGCAGTTCTAGCTTGTTGTTCTATGTAAGGTCTTTGTGATTCAGTTTCTAGTAAAGCAGAGCGTGAACCGCCAAAAGCACCCGCGCCAATTGCTTGAGATTGCGCTTGTCTTCTTGCAATATCAGCTTGTCTTTGTATATCAGCCATGGATTGCTCAATGACTTGTTGAGTGTAAGGTGATTGATATGCACCTATGTCAGCGCCTAATAATGAGCCAACTTGACCTATTTGTGGGGCTTCCTTTTGTGCTAATTCTTGTATGCCAGTTAAAGGGTCATACTCCATACCAGTTTCAAATAAACCACGAGTGGCTTGAAATTGTCTAAGTTGATCTGGATTAAATCCAGCAACTCTAGGGCCTGTATATGGTACGAATGGTTGACCAGAAATTCCTTTAGCAGCCTGGAAAACTTCCTGCTGCTGTCTTTGCATATATTCTGGTATTTCTGCTGTCTGTGTTGATTTGCCTTTACTCATAATTCTTTACTAATTAAATTTTCTGATTTAAAACCTAAATGTTTTAGTTTTCTTAACCATCCTTTTCTACCACCGCCATATAATCTTTTACAGCCAGCAGCTTTTGCAAATGCCTCTAAGGATGGCAACATATCCTCTAATTCCTTGTAATCACCACCACAAAACAGCAAGTTCATTGCTGTATTTTGGGGGAATACTACAAATTCAGTTATCATAGCCGACTTCTTAGCTGGCCATAAATGGAATATTCCATGTCTTATTTTATCCTCTATATCGTCTATTGTATAGGAATCTTGATGTTTGATAGCTTTTGCTATATATGGCTTACAGCGTTGCCACTGTACTTCCCACTCTTCGGGTTCTTTTTTAATTGGCGTGACTTTATTAATCGCCTTTTCCATACTCAACGATACTCATGTGTATATCTAAATTACCAGCATGATTGGCTTGTACTTTAATTATTTCACCTTGATGAATAATAATGGGTCTTTCTAATAGCTCTGTAGTGCTGTTAGCAGTAATAACCTTGCCACTAAATAAATTAAAAGTATCTGTATCATGCGTATTAGTTACATCTATTTGGGTTTGTTGACCTTGATGCTCACATACTAAAAATGATTGAATAATAGAAAAAGTAAAATCATCACCAAAAGGTGATGTATAAACAGCGTAATCAGTGTTAGCCAAAGTAATGTTCATATGAACATTCTCCGCCCTTTGTATGTACTGTCTTTGTGAAGATAAATCCATTATCTTTTGCCTCTTGGTCTTACATCTAAGCGTATATTACCTACTTGGAAGTCTTGATTCGTGCTGCCTGTGACTGTCATTTGTACTTGTCTTGCTGTAAACCTAGCATCAGTATAACCATCATTTTCAAAAGTAAATGATCCAAAGTCCGTAACTGGGCCTAATGGAGTAAATCGACCTTTGAAACTGAGGGTAACACCGGGTAAAGAGTTAGCCTCTTCGTCTGGTAATATTTGATTGCATTGCACATAGTTATCACCATTGCCTATTTGTATAGGCCCTGTCTCACAAAATGGTACTTGTGAGTTTAGATTAGGTGAATTATTTAATGTGGTTGATTCATGCTCATAAACAAAGCCTAAACTGTCACCAGCAATGGGGTAAGTAAATGCACCTTGGTCAATCCAAAAGCCTCTGTCCATAGAACCAATAGACCA